GTAATGATAAAGTTAGTATCTGAGTCTACAATACTTTCACTCTCAGCTGCTAAGGTAAGTGTAATTCTATACCTGTCAGCACCCGGTGCAGTTTCATTAGGAAGATCATTTTGGTTGTCATAAAGAGTATTAGTATCATCTACAGTAACAATGTCTTCTGTAATAACAAAACCAATGTTAGTTGTAGGTGCATTAGAGTATTTGGAAATGATTTTGCTTTGTGCTTGTGTCTGGACAAACATTCCACGGATAAAGTAGGCGCCATCATTAACAGCAATTTTAGAACCTTTACCAGTTACAGGAGTATTTCCAGATACATACTCTTCAACTGAAACAGGTGTTGTTCCTCCACTACTACTTGTATTTGTTAATGTATCTTCACTTGAAAAAGCAAGGGTATTCGCACGCCCACTAGCATTACCCTGATCAATATAATCGACATATACAGTTGCAGGGTCACTACCTGTTGCTGCAATAAAATCAATTACTCTTGCTCTAATTTCATCACCATTTTCTAAGATATCACCAGCATAAAGTGTTGGAGTTCCTTGAAGTCTTACATATTGAATTTCATTATCTACTTGTAAACCACCGGGAATTACAACAGAACCTTCTTTGAAGACATTTCTACCAAAGCGTTCCATCTGCTTTTGAATGATGGTCTGCATTTGAGTAAGTTCTCTTGCCTGAAGAGCCTTACCAGAATTAAATAGAATTCGCTGGTAATTATCACCTTCACTAAAATCATCCTTATAAGTGGACGAAAAAGTATTTTCATTTTTTGTAATTGGCATTTTCTATTTAACCTTTATTAAAACTGAATAGTAATTTTAATGTCTTCTGTTCCTGCTGTAGTTCTTTCAACAGCAGCTCTACTCTCTACATATAACAAATCTCCAGAGTAAGGATTTACTTCACCATCAGAGTCGGAAAGAATTGTCCCTTTGTTAGCAGGGGTTACTGCGTCTATTAAAAGATCACCTCCGACAGTAAACGGCTTAAATCCTGTATTCTCATTTTGGTGATATAAGATTGTAGCAGCAGAACTTGAACCAGTAACTTTATCAACAAATGCTCTGGACTTAGGGTCAGAAGTCCCTTGGGAAATAGGATTATCTACTGGAATACTACTAAGACCAGCCGCAGATGGGTCTCCAACACTCAGAATTCTTAAAGCACTTCCTGTAGTTGCTGTAAAATCAGAATCAGCAGCAGACCTACTTGTAGGAAGTTTAGGATTTCTAATAATACCTACTTGTCTAAAGTCTGCCCTTGTGCCTGTCAAGAAGTCACCTGAACCAGCACCACCTACAAGTTTAGAGTTGAACATAATAGATGTTGATTTTAAATCATCTCTAGGGTCTGCTCCAATACCATACTCAGAAATAACAGGTTCAACTGAAAGTCCAGTTCCATTACCACCAGAGAATGAAATACTTGCATGGTCATACTCAGCACCAAATGGGAATCCATTAGCAGAATCATCTACATTTACTGCTACTACTGCTCCACCTGATACGAGAGCAACTGCTCTTGCATTACTACCATTACCACTTACTGTAATAGTAGGAGCTGCTGTAAATCCTGTGCCACCACTAGTAACACGATAACCTACAATCTGTCCAACACTTGCAGCATCCTGAACATTTTTCTGTGACTGTTGGATGTTACTCAGTCCAGTAGTTGCTATAATCTTCTCTACAGGAATAAAGTTAGATGTGGAAAATGCAGTAAGTCTAGTAGCAGATTGTGTGAACAAGAACTTCCAAACATATCCATCAGTAGTCGTTACTGGTGATGTAGTAGTTCCTGTTGTATCAGGGTTTACAGTAGAAGCATGAACAGCATTCAAGTTATTTCTACCCTGTCTCAAACAAATGTAAACACGGTTAGATTCAGTAATTACATAGTATTGACCATTTTGAGCAGAAGTTTGATTATCATTATATGCCTGATAGATTGTACCAGAAGCCCAATTATATCTTTTAGCAACATAACTTACTGATGCAATTTTTTGAATTGACTGTAGATTGTTTCTAAATTCTCTTCTAGTAGTTCCAATGTCAGTAATGGTAGTTGGAACTGTATCAGTTTCATTCCATGCATCAGACTTACCAATACCCAAGTAGTAGTTATTAGAATCAGCCTGTAAGTCTTCTATTAGTTTTTCTACTAGGATTTGTTTAGTGTCTGTAGTTACTATTGCTACCATTTTTTATCTCTTCTTATGTAATTACTACGTCGGTGTCTGCGGAGTCTTTATAACCAATCAGATACCATTTAGAACCTTCCCAAATTGCCTGAGAAGAACCATATTGACTTAGTGCGAAGTTTGTGCCATTTGCAAATTTTCCGACAGATGGAGTCACTGTTGCTACACCCGCATTCTTATTCAAAAAGATTTTATATTGTCCAGTTGATGTGCCATCATTAAGAGTTGCAGCAATAGCACCACTTCTATTAAAAATGATAAGTGTATCAGAATCATTTACTGTTGCACTTGCTGTGTCAATAGTTTGAGTAGCATAGGAAGCATTAATACCATTAGTTGCAATACTGTTGCCCCCAAGCGTCGTATAGAGTTCGGCAAAGTTATCGTTGATCTTCTCTCCACCAGACCTTAGTGTATCACCAGTTCCGTCATTAGCATTTGTGCCGATATCTAAAGTTTGTCTTGCCATTTTACCTACTTACACATTGAGTTGTTTGGTTATATTTATCATAGTTCTGCAACATCAGTATAAATCACTTTAATTCTGTAATGTCATCATAATAAACAGGAACAGGACTCTTCTCTTGGTAAATCTCCATAGCAAAGTTGATGCTGATGCCTCCAGACAAATTAATATTCGTAGACCCTGACCCGGCATCTAAATTACTTGTACCATTTTGCGAACCATTGAAGCTATTATCGTCGCCAATAAAGACAAGATTACTATCTCGATTATCTAACCAATCCGTGCCAAATTCCGATCTCTCAACAAAATAAGCCCGACCACCGTTGTCTGCCAAGAATCTTTGCCCTGATTGCAGAAAACCGTCTAAGATGGTGCCGCTAGCGAAATTGCTTATGGTATGGTTATTACTACCAAATAAACGAACTGCATGATATCTGTCACCGCTAGTGTCAGTATTTACACTAAAAAACACTTTAACTGTATATTTTGCAGATTGATTTGATGAGTTTAATACACCATCAATCAAATCTCTTATCTTAGTTACATTTTTTGTGCAATCAAAAATACCAGCATTAATAGGAACACTATCCCAAGTATCATCTGCAAAAAACTGATAGATTTGAGGATCGGTCTGTGTCCTATTTACGTTAATGTCAGTTAATTTTGTCCCATTCGGAATTGATCCATACGCAGATAATACTATAGTATTCTGTTGTTCTAATCTATTAAAATCTAACTTCCCAGATATATCTACACCACTATCTGTAAGTCTCATTATTTCAACATTATTATGCTTGAAAATTAATGGAGTATTTACTTTTGTAGTTTCAATAACTGCATGGTTATTAGAATCAAAATGAATAGCAAAATCACTATCTGTTCCAAGTTTAATCATTGAACGATCTGGCAAAGTGATATCATCAGAATCACTTAATATAATATTACCATCTACAGTCAAATCACCACTAATCGTTCCAGAAGCACCTAGACTAATAGTATTAGCAGTAAGGTTACCAGAAATAGTAGCAGAGTCAGCAACTAAAGAACCCGTAACTGTTCCACCAACATTAGTAGTTTCAATTCTTTTAATAGCATCATAGTAAAGTTCTACAGCACCGTCTTCTACAGCAGAAATAATTTGTTCGCTATTAGCAGCATTTCTAAGACTATAGTTATTAGACAATAGAACTAGCTTTCCAGTCCCAGCATCTTTAATGTAACTATTTGATCCATCATGGTAAATCTGTAAATCATCACTATCGCCAATATTCAGTATATCGTTATCACCTAAGTTTACATTAGCAGAGAATGTTGCACTATCAGTAAAAGTAGAAGTAGATGTTACTGCTAATGTTCCAGAAGGTGTTAATGTTCCTGAAACTGCTAATGTTCCTGAAACTGTAGTATTACCATCAGAGTCAATCTTGACGTTGTTTGTTCCAACAAACTTAGAACCATTATAACGCAGAACAGAGTTAGTCTCTTTTACACCAGCAGGCCATTCTGCCCATGATGTATTAAACATAGCACTATCAACATTTTCAAACTGATTGTTAATCTTAAGTCCAGCAGACCTTAGAGTGTCACCAGTGTTGT